GCATGTCATCAATACCGATACGGTGCTTAACCGTTACCGGAATATTCACCGCTTTTTGCATGCTGTGAATACATTCAGCGACCAAGTCTGGTTCTGCCATTAAACATGCACCGATTTTATTATTCTGTACACGGTCACTTGGGCAGCCTATATTCAAGTTGACTTCGTCATAACCCCAGTCTTCAGCCATTTTTGTGCAAGTGGCAAGCTCTTGTGGATTTGAACCACCAAGTTGTAATACGATCGGATGTTCTTGAGCGTTATAGTCCAAATGGCGTTTTGCATCGCCAAATAAAATCGCGCCTGTAGTCACCATTTCGGTGTATAGCACAACATTTGGGTTAAACAAGCGTGCAAAGAATCGGTAATCCTTTGTAGTCCAGTCCATCATAGGCGCGACGGATATTCTTGGGGTAATTGATTTAATTACGTTTTTAGAAATATCAGTCATTTAAACACCTTTTTCAATCTGTGAATACTTGCGTTTACTCGTGTTTATTTGCGTTTATCTGTGTTTTGTGCAACCTTATTGCAACCTTCAATCACTCTAAATGTCTTGATATTGCAACCATGGGAACTATTACAAAACGCACGACAACAAAGGGCGAGGTTCGCTATCGAGCTTTGCTGCAAATTCGCAAGCAGGACGCGAAGTATACAGAATCTAAAACCTTTAGTAAAAAGTCTCTGGCCGAAGCCTGGTTAAAAAAACGTGAATCTGAAATTGAAGAGAATCCAGGCATAATTTCAGAACTTAAAAAAAAGGTAGGTGATATAACCTTAGCTGAAGCAATTGAGTTATATCTTAAAGAGGTCACAAGTTACGGCCGTTCAAAAAAATCTACGCTTAAACTTCTTACTCGATTTCCGATCGCAAAAAAGCAAATTTCAAACTTAACCAGGCAGGATTATGCCGAACATATACGTGCACGTAGAGAAGGAAAATTAGAGGAATATAGAGTTAAGGCTATTGGTCCGGCGACCGCAAATATAGATTTGCAATATATAAGAACGATTTTAACTCATGCGGATTTAGTTTGGGGCCTGAAGGTAAATTTCGATGAACTTGAAAAAGCATCTAAAGGTTTAAGAAATGCCAGGGCAATTGGTAGTTCACGAAAACGACTTAGATTACCGACAACTGAAGAGTTGCAGAAATTGACTACTACAGCGCTCCAGTATTACTACATGACTCAATACCCGGATGCCCCAATTCATCTCATTATGTGGTTAGATATTTATACTGGCCGTCGACTTAATGAATTATCTCAACTAAGAATAGAATACTACGACAGGGAAAATCGTCGCTGGTTGTTAAAGGCTGTAAAGAATCCAAAAGGTACAATTGGTAATGATAAATACTTTGTTGTGGATGAGAGAGCCGAAAAAATAATTGATCTTTTGCTTGAGCCAGAATTAAGAAAACGCATGTTGAGACGTGGTGGTGATCCTGATCTATTATTACCATTTAATGCTGACGTAATTGATCGTAACTGGCAGAAAATTAAAGATATGGCAGGTATTGAAAATTTAAGATTTCATGATTTGCGTCATGAGGCAGCAACACGGCTTGCTGAAAAGGGAATGAGTATTCCTTTAATACAACAGTACACATTACATGAAGATTGGAATAGTTTAAAAATTTACGTCAATTTAAACACAATAAGAAAGACTGTTTTAGATTTTGATGAAGCTATAGAAAATGCTAGAAATGCCAAATTAGGTGATTTTATATAATATTAAGCCCCTTTTTCAGGGGCTTTTTCTTCAGCTTCTTTTAGATCGTCCAGGACTTGAGCCATAACAAGAAAACCAAGTCTTACACGCTCCACTGCTTTGTTTATTTTAGGGTCATCATAGTGAAATTTATGATCTCGTAATCTTGGTATAGGTGGGCTTTTGCCTTCACGTAAATATAAATCAACAATTGTTCCTGTTAATTTTGATTCCAGTTTTTTGACAAACGCAGGATCAGCAAGTTTTTCAACATAGCTAGTCATTTAATATCCCCAATTATGAACTTGAACCGTATATTTGCGTTCAGGGATTGGGTAAGACTTTGACTCATGCGCTCCGTAAATTAAGTCATAATCTGAAACAGCCATTTCTAGGCGTACAAGGGCATCTAGCTCCAGAGGATTTGAAAATTTAATTGCATACTCTATTGAGCAAGCTAATTTACGGCCTTGTTGAGCAAACATTCTTGCAGTGTTAATACCTTTGTGGTTCAAAATGATTTCTAGGCTTTGAACTAGTCTTCTAAACTCCTTAAGATTTACTAAATGGGGAGTTTGAATTGGCTTAACATTTAGAAATGAAACTGAAAAATAATCTAAATTAATAAATGCTTGGTGTTCAAAGCTATAGTGTGTAAACCCTTCAGGAATATCAGCAATAAACTTTTTTGCTTGATCAAAAGTACATTTTCTAATTAATTCAATTGCATTCATTGGATTAACTCCTTAAAACGGTAAATCGATTGCCCAGCTAATAAATGCATTGCCATCTGAATAAAGCAAATCACCAGTATTAGAGCAGTTAGGGCATTTAACTTTGCCTGACCACAAATAGCCGTCGTTTTTCGGTTCTACTTGTATTTCCATATATTCCGAAAATTCGCAAAGGGAGCATGATGTTGGAAATTTAATATTGAGTGTTTTTAAGTTCTCATTTACTGGATAGCATTTAATGCACATGTCCTCTAAGCGGTGGATATGACCACAATGACATTTGGTAATTGCTGCAGAATGAGCGTTGTAAGTTTTAAAAATGGCATAAGTTCCGTGATTTTCGTCACCGCCTTGTTGTTTGAAATAAAAACCATTTGAGATTGCTAATTTCTCAAATTTTTTAAGAGTTAAACCTTCTAGATTGAGTGTTTCACTAACAAAGTTTTCAATAGCTAAATCCAAGTTCATGCTGCTAATCCTTTTTCATGAGATGACCGTTTTTGATATTTACCATTAGTATGTTTTGGTCTATAAACTGCGTCATAACAGCCTTTACATGCTGAATCTGGTCTATATACAACAGTACCGTCTTTAAGCTTATTTTTAACCATGAACCAAAATTCTGAATCAGCGGGCCAATATTCTTGACAGTGTTTGCAAAGTTTTTCTCTGCCTAATTCCGTTTCAATGTATTTAGGCTTGGTTGGCTCATTAGAAATATTTTTAGAAGATTTCTTCATTGTTTATCTCCTTCGGCGAGCTTCAAAAGTCTATTTTTTCGATACAAAGTACGGGAGATGTTTTGGCACTTGCGACACTTATAACCAAGCTTAGAAATCGTATTTTTATTGCCAAATAAATAAAATCTAGTTTCACCGTGGATATTGCATACACCAATAAAATCATTGGTCCCTAAAGCATTAGCTGCAACGGCACGTGAACGGTTTTCCGCTTGACGTTTTTGTTCTGCTATTTCTTCAGGGGTTAAAGTTCTAACTTTTTTAGTCTTCACTTTTGCAATTTTCGGTTTTGTTTGCACCTTCTCCAGCTTCGGCTTTTTAGCCTTAACTGGAGCTTTTTTAGTAACCTTTTCAGCGTTATATTTTTCAATGTCCAGTGGTTTTACCTGGACGCGTTCTCTAGGAATATTTCCATCTGGAAAATTAGTAAAGCCTGGCTCAAGCAATGTGATTATGTTTCCCTTAATTTTTAACCACTGTTCAACTGCTTCATTTAGGTTTGGCTTTACATATGAATTTGGTCGGATAGTTTCATCAAACATAATGAACTCCTACGCATGCATTGCCTGGTGATCTTGCTGAGCGATTTGACTTTGCTTATCTAGATAAACTGCCAAGTCTGCAAGGTTCACCATCCAAGTTGATTTTTTGTTATCCGGTTCGCTACGAAATGCTGGAAACGGTAATTGTTGATTGTTTGCACGTCGTCTAGCTTCAGCAATTTGCATATGACTGAAATAGTCCTTAACAATAGTTTCCAATGGAACTACTGGAGACTGATAACGAGCCACAAGCAAAAATAAGCTGTTAGCAAGGAATGGTTTATCTGGAGGTGTCATAGGTCCTCCTTAGTTTTTTGCCATACTTCAGCAGGGACAATTGCATCTTCAAAACGAAACTTTTTGTGCAGACTTAGAGAAAGCAACAAATCCTCTTGCTGCTCTGGATCGGCAACAATTAATTGCGTTGCAATATGCCCGGCATAGTGAAATGAAAAACGTTGGGAACCGTCTTCAAGATCAGTCACAATTACATTTGTGACCAAATCAAGGTTAATAAAATGCTGGTGTTTAAGATTATCTTTAACAAATAACATTAGAATCTCTCCAGGCAACTAACTAAGAGATAGCCCGCCAATAACAGGCCAAGAATTGAAAAACCAAGTAACTTTTCCATTTCATTCCATCCAGTTGACGCAATTTGCTGTGTCACATTGAGCAGAGATATGACCGTTGTGTGAGCTGATTGAATAAATCACTTCACCTTCATTGCAGATCGGGCAATCTAATGTGCCGTTAATGGTTTGAGCAGGGCGTTCTACTCCATGCTTATCGGTAATTACCTGGCGTACTTTTAAAACCGCATCGAACCAATTCATTAATTTTTTCCCTTTCTTACAGAAACTAATTTCCAGAAACTAAGGCTTTTTCTGTCAAAAAATGCCCCTCTGCCAAGTTCTTTAACTGCTGCACGAAAAAGAGTGTCTTCATCGGCATCTTCGTCAACCCAAACTTTCACATCACCTTCATACTGGGCATAAAAACCAGGTGTACTTTGGACCCTTACAATCCATTCACAACGTTCACTCATACTGTTCTTCCTCCGTGAATTGCCTGGATAAGTTGACGTTGTGCTTCTTGTAAACGTGCAACCAATTGACTTACAGATTTTCCAAAGGGCACAACAATTGCTACGGTGCGTTTTTCCCAATCTCGTTTTGCGTGCTGATAACCACCGAAGTAAACGTAAATACGAATTTCTTCCGTGTGGTTATAAAGTTTGAAATTGATTTGAAGTCCTGGCTTAGAAAGCTGAAAGCAGCTACCCGCTAATTTCATGATTTCTTGCTGAACTTGTGGTGAGTTTTGGACCATTGATCAAGCCTCCAAAACCGAACCGTGAAAAGCAGAACTTAGTTCTTCAGTCCATTTAACCTTTTCAACAAGATTAATAAATTCAAGGTTGTAAGCTGAATCAATGAAGGCATTAGCCTGGGCAATCGCAATAACGAGTTCATTGCCATTAGAGGCTTTTGAAATGTTGGAAATAGCGCATTTGATTTGATCAATCGATCTTTCACGGTAGAAATCAAAATCACGCTTTGGCTGGGCAAAATCAGGGGCGAATAGTCGAGCATCAACAATGATGTCGAACTGGGTTTTAGAAGGGTTATGTTTTTTCATACGAACACCTAACTTAGATTAGTTTGTATTAATAAACTAATTCAAGTTAGTTTGTTCGTCAATATAAAAATTAACTAAAGTTAGTTTTTATTCTGGAAATAGTGTTTTTATAAGAATTTTCGGCCGGTTTCAAACTTACCTACATACTTGCCTTTATAGATGCTATCTTCTTTAAGGAAAATAATATTAGGTTGATAATTTTTATTAAGTGCTTGTAAATACATTCTATTATCTTCTTTTACAAGAGCTTTGAACGTTGCATCACCTTCATGCTGAACAACAACCATTTCACCAGTTTGAACACAATCAATAGGTACATCTGGATCGATACAAATATAATCACCATCGTTAAAATAAGGTGCGTTGCTTGTGCCTTTTACGATCATGTAAAAACTATTTTTACCGGCACTTGGTGGGGCTGGAAGCCATTGATTAATATCGAATTTGCTTATGCTTTGCACTGAGGTCCAATTTCCTGCTTGAACGTGAGTGAGAACAGGCAATAATCTTGAAACTGGTCTGAAGTCTATTACACTCGACTCTTCAGAAGCTTTACCATACATAAGATACTCAACAGTTGTATCTAAGGCTAAAGCTAATTCATGCATGTTCTCTAGTTTTGGTGTATTTGTCTCGTTTTCCCATTTTAAAACAGAGACATCCGATAAGCCAAGCAATTTTCCTAGATCTTTCTGAGTAAGCTTTTTAGCTTTACGTAAACTTTTTATTCGTTTGCCGATGGTTTCCATGAAAAAGCCTTAACTTAATAAACTAACTTATGTTAGCTATTGACTAACTAACTTTAATCACTTTTAATAAACTAACTTGAGTTAGTTTTTATAGGTGATTTATGACACGCGACGATGCAATCAAACTACTTAACTGCACTTATTCAGAGCTTGCAGACAAATTAGAACTAACTACGGCAGCGGTTGCACGCTGGGCAAATCGTGAACTCCCTTATGATCGTGAATATGAAATTCTTGAACTTGCTGCTGGCCGTATTCCTAAGCGCCTTTTGAAAGCAGAAAAGAATTTATCCCAAGCAAATAATTAAAAAAATGAATGAAATCGGAGATTTTTAACATGGTTTTATCTTTAATCGAACGTCGTGAAAAAACGGTTATGTCATTAGAGCAAGCTTTAAAAGCTGCTGTTTATCGTCCAGGTGATGAATACCTAATGGCACAAATTGCCGAAAAGAATGGATGGAATATCAATACGTTCCGTAGTTCCATCAATCCAACGACTCCTACCCATAAAGCAAATATTTATCATTTCGAAGCAATTTTAGATGAAACAAAAGATAGCCGGATTATGGATAGTGTTTGTGCAATTCATGGAAATGCGGCTTGGTTTGAGTTGCCTAAAACTGAAAATTTAAATACCGCTGATTTTGTTATGAAAATAGGCAAATTGGCACAAGAGCAGGGCGATTTATCTCAATCCGTAGCTAAAGCAATTGGCGATGGATGTATTAGTGAAGATGAGTTAGCAGTAATTCGTAAAGATGCTTTTGAACTCATTCGAGTTGTTTCAACTATTTTGGCTATGGCTGAGGAACAACATAGAGGTGATCATGCCTAGAAAAAAGAAAGGGTTTGAACTACCCGATGTAAAACATGCTGCCCGTGGTCAATGGGAAGATATTTTTGCACGTTTTAATATTACTGTTCCTAAAAAAGATACTCATGGACCTTGTCCGTACTGTGGTGGTGAAGATCGTTTTCGATTTGATGATAAATATGAAAATGGTGATTGGCTTTGTAATGTTTGTACAGAAAGCAAAAACAGAGATGGGTTTGATTTAATTGGTAAAGTTACAGGTTTACCGTTTTCTCAAATCATTGAAGAAGTTGCTTCAATTGTTGGTTTAGATGCAACTAGTTCAATTACGCCTCAAATGCGTAAACAGTGGGAAGAAGAGAAAAAAATACGTGATCGCATTAACCAGGAGATGAAGCTTAAAAAACAGCAACAAGTAGCTAGACAAGCGGCAGGTTTATACCGCAATCCTTATCCTGGTGAAACAAGCCCATACCTTGAACGAAAGCAAGTACCCGTTTTACCTGGCGTGAAGATTGATCATAAAGGGAATGTACTAATCCCTGCTTATGACACTGAAGGCTTCATGTGGAATATGCAAACTATATATCCAGATGGTGGAAAGTTTTTTGTTTCTGATGAAGAGGACCCAAATGGAAACAAAAAAGGTGGACGTACTGGCGGCTGTTTTTTCCTTCTCGGAACCATCGAGCTTGTTGACCCAATCATTATTTGCATAGCTGAAGGGTACGCAACTGGTGCAAGTATTCACTTGGCAACGGGCTATCCCGTGGCTTTGGCTTTTGTAGCTAACAACATTCCAAAAGTCGGTGCAGCTTTAAGAGAAAAATACCCGCAAGCAACACTTGTTTATTGTGCTGATGATGATAGTGCAAAAGATGATACAGGCATGAAATACGCTCAACAAGCTGTAGCTGTCACTGGCGGCATCGTAGTACTCCCTAAATTTAATAAGGTGGCATAAGTGAACCAAAACCAACAAGCAGGACAGCCACAAGCAACTTTCATCCCATCGGACTTCAATGACCTGCATTTGATGTTTGGGTTGGAAGAGGTAAAGGCTCAGATCGTCCAGGCTATTAATACGTCTATTCCTCTTTCCCCCGAACCCCCTAAAACCAACAAGCCCACCCATAGTGAGGGTCAAATTGAGAAAATTTCTCATGTTCCAATGGTTGAGGAAAATCTTGTGGCTGGTGAATCGGGGCAAGGGGGCGATATTTCGGCAGAAAATGATGCTGTACCTGAATCTATTCAGAAATTCATTGATCGTTATTACTTAATTGAAGCAAAAACAGATGTTTGGGATAACTTTGACAAAATCGTAATCAAGAAAAATGCTTTTACTGCTTTGTTGGGCCAAAAGCAATACAAGTTATGGTTAGACCATAAAAAAGTTATTCCAAAATCTGAGTTTGAACACAATGTTAATGTGGCTACTAACTTAACTATTCAGGAATTATTAGATAATTTTGTTGTCCTGGCAAACTCAGAGGAAGCTTGGAATTTAGTTGAGCGTAGGACGTGGCTCATTAAGCATATACGAATTGCGTACCCTAATATTTTTGACTTGTGGTTTAAGTCTCCAGCTAGAAAAATTATTCCCCGTCAAAACCTTATTTTTGACCCTAAGCAAGAACATGATCATGATGAGAATTACATCAATATTTATCGTGGATTGAACATAGATGTAATGCGTGATCAGCATGGTGAACAATTGACTCGTGCAGAAGTCTATGAAGATTGTAAGGGCATCATGACCTTGATTAATGATCTTTGCGATGGGGAGAAGGAAGCAGTTCTTTTTTTACTAAAATGGCTAGCGTTTCCTCTTCAAAACATTGGCGCAAAAATGGCTACATGTGTGCTGATGCATGGTCATATTCATGGATCTGGTAAATCTTTAATGTTCGTTTCAATCATGAAAAAGATTTATGGTGAATACCATACAACGGTTGGGCAGGCACAACTTGATAACCAATACAACGAATGGATTGAAAACAAACTTTTCGGTGTGTTTGAAGAGATTGTGGACAATAAGAAAAAACATAACGTTATGGGCATGATTAAGCATCTCATCACTGGTGAAACGCTATATGTAAGTAAGAAATTCGTTTCCGGCTGGGAAATGAATAACCATCTCAACACTGTGTTTTTATCTAACAATACTCAACCATTACCAATTGAGGAAAAAGATCGTCGGTTCTTAGTGCTTAACCCCTGTAAGAACTTAGATGGTGCTTTGCATGAGAGGGTAATGCAAGAGTTAAAGACTAATGGTGTCCAGGCTTTTTACACCTATTTGATGGGTCTTGATTTAACTGACTTTCATGAACACGTAAAGCCGCCAATGACCATAGCTAAAAAGACGATGATTGATTATTCAAGGGCAGGCTTTGACACGTTTTATCATGAATGGAAAAACGGTGACACTAAATACCCTTACATCTCTTGTAAATCAGAGCAGCTTTATAAAGCGTTTGGGCAATGGTCCAGAACAACTGGAGAGCATCAAATCAGCATGAAAAGATTCATTATTGAAGGTAAAAAGCACGGTATTGTTCCAAGCGATAAGGCCAAGCATTGGAAAGGTAACCGAAGTTCTGGTCAAAACAAGGTCATTATCATTGGTGAAAAACCCAAAGATGAACAAGAACAGATTTGGTTGGGGTTGCAAATCGAAGAATTTCAAGCTAGCTTAGACGGGGTGAATGATGTTCCTGAAGCAAAATACGCATAATAAGAGCTTCTCATGTGAACCATGTGAATGGTCGTGTGAACCATTTAAGCAAATCATTCACACGCTCAAAGCCTTACCTACCAATGCATACAACAACCATGTGAATGATGTTAACCATTTTCTTGCGCGCGCACGTGAGAGAAAAAAACACCTATTGCTTAATTTAAATCAATTTAAATCAAATATTGTTCATAATTTAAACATAAGTGAAAACGCTCTCACGCGAGAAAACACACATAAATCATTCACATCATTCACATGTAATACAATTTATTGTTTTTACTCATGTTTCTATGTGAACCATGTGTCAAAATCATTCACACAATCATTCACATCATTCACATGGAATTTTGAGGATTAAAAAAATGGAAAAATATTTACGTTTATTAAATCCAAAAACAACCAATTATGATGCAATTCCTTCGGGTAACCACGGTGCTTTGACTGCTGCGGACGTATGCATTGCTATGAGTTATGCAAAATTAACTCCTTTGCAGGATAACTTATTCCGCTTGAAATACTTGGGCGCAAACAACATTGAGAATGTGGAGTTATTTAGCAAGTTATTGCTTACAAAGTATCAAGATAAATTTATTCAAGCAGATGTGAACATGATCTATCACTTGCCAATCGTTCGCGTTGCTTTGGTTGAGTTCTGTTTAGTATCTGCTGATTACAAACCTACTGAACGTAACCGGGAAATTATTTCTGGATTCAGTGATACAACTGTACGCAACCACATGAAACGCCACATTGATAATGTTTTAGCTGATCTAAAACAGGCATGTGAATTAGGCGAAGAAAAGATTTTTTGGCAGATCAACAAAACTAACTATTAGTTAGTTGTTGACAGAAAAGCAAACTTGAGTTAGTTTTTACCACAATGGAAAACTGTATTAAACGCTGTAGTTTCCTTCAGAGCTGAAAAGCTCTCTTTCAAAGCCCGCATGACTCCCTTTGACATGCGGGCTTCTTTTTTGAGATTTGGAACCATGACAAGCCGTCCACCACAAAGAGCTAAGCGCCCATGTCTTGTGGGCAGTTGTAAAGATTTCGCATCGAACAAAGGTTACTGTGACCAGCATCAAAACCGAATCAAACAAAAAGATCGGGAGCGGGGCACAGCACACCAGCGCGGCTATGATGCCCGTTGGGAAAAAGATAGAACCAAATTCTTAGATGAGAACCCGCTATGTGCGGACCATCGCAAGCGCGGACTTGTTGAAGCCGCAACGGTTGTTGACCATATCATCCCGCACAAAGGCGACCAGGTGTTGTTCTGGGATAAGAACAATTGGCAACCGCTTTGCAAGTCATGCCATGACCGCAAGACAGCAACCGAAGACAAAGGCGGTTGGTCACCAGTTCAGGCACCAAGCAAAGCTAATCGAGAAAACAAGAATGAATTCAATATTGGTGATTTTGTTTGTGCAGCTACTGGTTATGCAATTGATTCATTGGATTGTAAGTTCACTGACCACTTCATGGTCACAGCAGTAGCAGCAAACATGGTTGAAGTTAGTGATGCTGATGGGTTTGTACATCGCTTGCATCACTCACACTTCAAGGCGGTGACTGCATGAGTTGCGAACGAGAAGTTATATTGCTCGGTGATCCGGTTGTATATCGTGATGACTTGAAAGGGTTCGATGAACTTGGTGTTGTTGTTGAAGCTGGTTCATGTCTCAAAGTCTTATGGAACGGTGAAGATCATCCACGATCTGAAATACAAGAACGGTTACGCGGTGCTCGACTTGATGAAGTTGATGCAGGTTGTCGAGTGATCAAGGATAAAGAACATACATAACGGTCCTACGGTAGCGAATAGGTCTTGTGTTGACAGCCGGAAAGACGGCCATTGATTGAATCTGTACGCGATACAGTATGAGCAGAGCATAGTTATTGACGGGCTAATTAATGGTTTTCCATGTAGTCAATAGCAAGCAAGGGTTCGCAACTTGCCAATCGATGTTGATCGTGAGCACAGCGGTGCGTTCAGGTGCTGAACTAAAAACACTGACAGCACGGAAAGACGGCAAAAATTTTCAGGTAAAAGGGGATAGGGGGTCAAAAGTCAAAAAGGCTCTCTCAGAAAAGACCGCCCCCCCATGAAATTTTTACGTGGTCAAAAGTCCATAGGGGGGTATACCTCTAATATTTAATCAGTTTTAAATTTTTTGGAGGTTCTTATGTCAACTATGGGTCGTCCACCAAAAGGGCTACAAGAAAAAATTCTTAGCGGCAGCCGTATCCGAACCGATCGGGATGGAGACGCGCAAGAAGCTAATGCATCGGTTGCTTTGGGAATGCCGCCTTGCCCTCGTTGGGTAAAAGGGGGCGCAAAAAAACATTGGGATACTTTGGGACCTGTATTAGTTCAAGCGGGTTTGCTGTCGGTTGTAGACGGTGATGTTTTTGGTTTGCATTGTGACAACATGGCTGCTTATGAAAAGGCCCTTGAAAAGCTTGAAGAGATCAATTCATGGGTGACTAAAACGCCAAATGGTTTTGAAGTCCAGGCAGCTTGGTTGCAGGTGCGTAATAAATTACAAGAACAGATTATTAAAACTGCTGCTGAATTTGGATTAACGCCAAGAGCGCGGTCAAGTGTCAAGGTTAATAAACAACAGCAATTAGATTTGTTGGGTGCTGATGCTGGTCAGAAAGAAGAAAATGACCCTTATGCAAACTTTTCAATTCGATCTAGTTAGTGAGTCTTTATGCGCGATTATTTCAAAATCGCACTTCAGTATTGCCATGACGTGCGCTCTGGAGTGCGAACGGCAGGGCAGCTAGAAAAATTTGCTGTTAAACGTTTTTTAAATGACTTAAATCGTTCCGGTATTCCTTTAGGTGCAGGTGATGAAGGGTTAGAAAAATTACTTACATCATTAAAGATTGGCACGAAGCCACCAGATATTAATTTTGAATTTAAATTTGATGTAGAGCGCGCACAACATGCGTGCTTTTTTATTGAAACCTGTCCCCATGTGGAAGGGGAACTAGCACGATTAAAGCGTGATGGAACCCGACATTTATTAGTGATGTCACCGTGGCAGGTTTTTGTCACGGTCAATATTTTTGGGTGGGTAAATTATGAAGGTCTACGTCGCTTCACATACGTCTATCTGGAAGTTGCTAAGAAAAACGGAAAAACTACGTGGCTTGCGGCTGTTGGTTTGTACATGGGATTCATTGATGGAGAACCAGGTGCAAATGTATATGCTGCCGCAACGACAAGAGACCAGGCCAATATTTTGTTTGGCGCAGCAAAAACAATGGTCGCTTATTCGCCAAAGATGCAAGAACGCTTTGGTATCACTAAGCAAGAGTATTCGATTTTCCAAACGACAACGAATTCGTCGTTTAAAGCGCTATCACAGGATCGGGACGGATCAAAGGACGGTTATAACGTTCACTGTGGCCTGATTGATGAATTACATGCTCATAAAGATTCGGGCATGTATGACATTGTATCAAACGGTATTGCTTCACGAACGCAACCATTACTTTTTGCGATTACAACTGCTGGAAAAGATACGACATCGGTTTGCTATCGTGAAAGAAAAGTTGTTGTTGCAATTCTTAAGGGTGAAGCAACTCACGAAAGATATTTCGGCATGATTTTTTGCCTAGATAAGGGTGACGACTGGAAAAACCCTAAAAATTGGCCTAAAGCCAATCCCAACTATGGCATTTCGGTAAAACCTGAATATCTGCAAGGAATGGCCGATAAGTGCAAGATTTCACCATCAAATGAAGCGATTTTTCGGCAAAAGCATTTAAATGAATGGGTTGGCGCGGTAGACGGCTGGCTTGCTGAATCTGTTGTGTCAAATTGTGAGGTTGAAGTCTCCTATAAAAAATTTAAAGGCGTTGTAGGTTTTGGTGGCTATGACTTGGCAAGTCGATTAGACCTTGCCTCATGGGTGGAGATGAGGCCAGATTTTGAAGATGGAAAAATTATTTGGTATGTCTTTGCCCATAGTTACATCAATGAAAGAGTAATGGAGTCAACCGAAGCAATTAACGGTGAGATGCGACCCGATGATTACCCTGTTTGGCGGGATGAAGGTTGGTTGATTGAAACACCAGGTGCTTCAACAGATTTCAACCGTATCAAAGAAGACATTCTTGAACATCATAATGACTATCCATTTTATGAAGTTGGTCATGACCCATATCATGCTGAACAGGTAACTGCTGATCTACTTGATGCTGGTTTAAATGTAATTGAAGTTCCTCAAAGAACTGAATATTTGAACCCGGCAATGCGTTGGATTGAAGTTTTGATAGCTGAAAATCGCATACGTTTTTGCGGTGATCCAGTTTTAAAGTGGTGCATTCTCAATGTGGTAGTTAAAGAGGATGCAAAAGAGTGTATTTTTCCTCGAAAAATTTCACGTGCCAAAAAAATTGATGCTGCGGTTGGGATGATTATTGCAGCTTCAAGGGCCATGTACTGGGATAAGGAAGAAGTATTTGAACTTGTGCCAGGCGAAGAGAATGGGAATTTTGATGATTTTCTGAGTGGTATGATTAAGGTATCTAGACGATGAGTAAAAACCGCAATAAAGCTAAAGGTCGTCAAAAAGATGACCTAAAAAAGCTGAAAGTGCGGGGAACTGGACCAATACAAGACAGAACGGGGACGACCTTAATTGATCGTCCCCGTTCTGCTGTAAGGACGGCAAAGCCCGTTACTTTTGATAGTGCAATGACGCTTAGTGCAGTTTTTGCTTGTGTCAAGATTCTTGTAGAGTCAGTTGCGACCCTGCCTATTCAAATGTTTAAGTTGAATGCTGATGGGAGCCGGACGGTAGTAAAAGATCATCCGGTTATTAAACTTTTAAGCAATAAACCCAACCGTTATCAAACTGCTGTCGAGTTCCGGGAGCAATTCATGCTGAATCTGGTTGCTGGTAATGCAGTTTGTAAACGTGATTATATTGGTAAAAAGTTGGTCAGTTTGCAGGTCATAAATAGTGGTTCTGTTGATTTAAAAATTAAAGATAACGGTGATCCGGTTTATGAGTGCCAGATCAATGGAAAAAAGGTTGAGCTGACAGAAAAACAAATTTGGCATGTCAAAATGTTTGGCACAGGTTTGTGGGGAATGTCACCCATAGCATATGGCGCTAGTTCGATTGGTGTTGGGTTGTCTGCTAATGATAAAACGACCCGATTGATGTCAAATGGTGCCAAGCCTACTGGAGCATTAAAAACAAAACGTATTTTGAAAGATGCCCAGCGAGAGACATTAAGAAATGAATTGGATATTTTAGTCAATGGCGATGATGGAGACATTGCAGTCCTTGAAGATGATATGCAATTTGAGCCAATCAGTCTTACCCCTGAAGATTTGGAGTTAATCGAAATTCGAAAATTATCGGTTGAAGATGCTTGTCGATATTTTGGAGTACCTCCAATTCTAGTTTATATGTCTGATGGATCTACGACATGGGGCAGTGGTATTGAACAAATTATCGATGGATTCTACAAATTTGGTTTGCGCCCATATCTGGAGCGGATTGAAGAAAGTATTCGTATTCATTTGCTGGAGCCTCATGAATGGGATTTGTATGAGTTTGAATTTAAGACAAAAGACCTTCTTCGTGCTTCTTATTTACAACGTATTGCAGCAAATAAAGATCGGATTATCAGTGGTCAATCATCAATAAATGAAATTCGACGTGAAGAGGGTGATACACCTGATCCAAATGGGGATTTTTTACTTGTTCCGGTCAATATGACAACGGCTGAACGAATGAAAACAGGCAATTACAAGGTGAAAGAAGATGATAAAGCAAATGCAAGTGCGAAATAAATTTTCGCCTAACTTGCCAAAGGTCCAGTGTCGGCGGATGCCAATTGCTGTCGAGAATTGCCGTTTTATTAAGAAAGACGATAAAACGGGTGTTGTTACAGTAAGTGGGTATGCTGTTAAGTGGGATTCTGTCAATTATTATGGTGAAAAGTTCATTAAAGGAGCTTTTGCCGATGTTTGTGCTGCTTTTAATGCTGGTACAAAAAAAGTTCATTGTTATTACAATCATGGCTGGCGGCAATGGTATGTCGATTCGACTATCACAATGCGAATCGGCAAGATAATTAAACTGCTTGAAGATGATACTGGTTTATATCTTGAAGTAGAGCTGACCCCTGGTCTTGCTTTGGCGCAAAATGTAGCAGCAATGGTACAACATGGAACAGTTGATGGATTTTCAATTGCGTTTTATCCACCCAACGAAATTGATATGGAGAATAAAGGCACACATGTTGAAATTAAGCGTGCTGATTTATATGAAATCAGTATTGTAGATGACCCGGCGGATGATTCGGCAAGAATTATTAGCGATGATGCAATCAATGCTATTGAGTCTGAAGATGATGCTGCTGAGCTATTACGCTCCATTTTACCTGGTGATTACGCTGAAAAATTCTTGGCACGTTGGACTAGTGTGCATCAACCTAAAGAAGACCCTGCACCTAAAGAAGATCCATTTTCTTTTTTAGATAAAATTGTTTAAAACCCCCAAATTTCAAATATAAACCCGCTTTTAGCGGGTTTTTTTATGCATAGGAAAAAATTATGACTGCATATCAAAAACTACCATTAGCTCAGCATATGAATTCTTTTAAAGGTTTAAATCCACGTGATCGTCAGGATTTGGACCAATATGCAATTCAATTGCGTGATCGTATCAGCCAATTTGACCAGCTTTTGGAACGTTACCGTGGCCGACTTGAAGGGTTAGAAGGTTTGCCAGAAGATTTATGTGCTGATTTAGAGGCTCGCTCAAAACAAGTTGAAGAAATCGCTGGAATGATTCAAGACATTCAACAGCGAATGGTTGAAGGTGTTCAGGGGGCTAATGGTACAGAACAACGTAATGTACTAGCTGCTTTATTGCGAAATAAGGACGCTGTAGATTATGCAAAAATTATGCATTCTCGCTCAGGTAAGAAAAAAGATGCTGTAGTGTTTGAAGGTATTAACGCTCGTAACGTTATTACCTTGAAGTCGATGCCAGCTAATGCAGCTTTTGCCGAAAATGATTTAAACCGTACTGCTGTAACTCAACCTTTAAGCATTATTGACTTAATTAACTGGGGTACGACGGATGAAGCTATTCATTATTTCTTACGCGAATCTGCTTTTGACATTATGGCTGATATTGCCCCAGAAAATACTGATAAGCCTGAATCGAATTTGAATTTTGGTTTAGCAACAATGAATGTAGGGACCATTGCTCATTGGATCCGTGCTTCAAAACAAGTGCTTGCAGATATGACCTCGCTTGCAACTTATTTAGAAGTTCGTATGGCTTATGGTGTTCGTTTAAAACTTGAATACTACATTGTTAACGGTCATACCCCTGCTACTGGTGAACAAAAAATCTTTAGTGGTCTTTTGGAAGAAGATAACTACGTTACTATCACTCCAGAAGCCGATGCCACCGCTTTAGATGTTTTGAACCAAGCAAAATATAAAGCTGCTGCATCTTTTGTTCTCCCGGATACAATGATTTTAAATCCTGAAGATTGGGGGAAAATTGAGCGTATTAAAGGTGCAGATGGGCATTATATTTTTGGTTCACCAGGTGCAGTTATTCAACCAGTGCTATGGGGATTACCAGTAGTTTTCGCGGCTTCAATGCCAAAAGGAAAATACTGGGTAGGCAATATTGCTATTGGTTTTGATGGCGTTATTCGTGAAGATGTTTCTGTAACTGTTTCAACCGAAGATGGCAATAACATTACTAAAAACTTGGTAACTATATTGGCTGAAATGCGTGCTACAGGTGCAGTTGTTTTACCAGATGCATGTGTAGCAGGTGATCTACCAGTAATTGCTCCTCCAACGGGTGGTTAATATTCGATAAAGCAGCTTTAGGGCTGCTTTTTTTATGTTTTTATGCAGATTTTTGGAGTCTTTATTCAAAAATCTGCATTTTTATTCATTTTTAGGACGTTTTTATGAGTGACTACATAACGCTTGATTTAGCGAAATCTCATTTACGTGTTTTGCATGCGCGTGATGATTCATACATTGAGTTACTGATCAAAGCGGCTTTGAAAGCAGTAACAAACTTCATAGACAAAGAATTTTCAGAAATTCAGCAGCCAGATGGTTCATTACCTGAAGATTTAGTGTTTGCTGCTTTGTTGATCATTGGTGATATGTACCAAAACAGAGCGGCTCAGACCGATGCGGCTTTATATGTAAATATTGCTTGTGAGCGGTTGATGTTTCCTTACCGAAAAATGGGGGTTTAACCCATGCATGAGAAATTTCAAGCTTGGATAAAAGACCAGCCGTTTTATAGCAAACTTGTTTTCCAACATGGAGAACGACTTTTTATACGTGAAGGTGACGGTTATAAAATTTTAGTGATTGAGGTCGTTTGGCATTTATGGAAAAAGATTCCAGATATAGAAAGTATCTTGAAAGAAATTGAGAATACATATTTGCTCCCAAAAGGTGAAGAAATATTGCCTGTACCAAGTTCACTATGTCCTGGCTGTATGCGTAAGAAACTTAATTTAGGTGGTTATCAGCCTTGTAGTTGCCAAAAAAAAATAGTGTGGTTTCCACCAAAAAAACCATAGGTGATGTATGCAATCGGGAAAATTAGATGTTTTGTTCGATGTTTTAAAACGTGGTACTGAAAAAAACAGCGCAGGGGAAGTCAAACAAATTTGGTCGAGCATCGGCCATTTTTATGGAGATATTGAACCAATCAGTGCAGCTAATTTCGTGCAATCGGGTGTTCAAGGTTCAGCTTTAGTTTGTCGTGTAGTTATGCGGCCAGATGATTTCCCTGGTATTAAGGCTGAATTTCTATTACGTGATGTTGATACAAATGACATCTATGCAATTAATGGTGTACTCCCAATTACCCCAAGTAAAAAGGCATTGATGTGTAGCTTAGGGAAATTGTGATATGGACATAACACATAAAATGGTTGGTCTAGATGACATGCAAAAACAAATGTCAAATTTGGTCGATCTAGCTACTGAAAAGAAAAAAACCAAAGCTGCTGCAATGTATGCGGTTAAACCCATGCTTGATGAAGCAAAGAGTCGGGCACCAGTTGCTGAAAAGGCGTATTACCGTTATTACCGTGGTTCTTACAGACAGCGAAAGCGTGGTAATGCTAAATCCAGCCGTCAATTAATGATACCAGGCAAATTAAAAGAAGCTATAAAACGTAAAAGTGTGGAACTGGATCAATCTGTAGGCGCTGCTGTATATGTTGGTACAGCAAAGGCACTATTTAATCGTAAATATTATCCTTTTTATTGGCGTTTTTTGGAAAGGGGCACGCCTAAAATGGCAGCCAAGCCTATTTTTAGGCCGACTTTTGATGCTGGTAAATACCTAGCGTTACAACGTTTTAAGTCCAGATATAAAAAATATATCGATGCAATTGTGAAGCGTCAAAAGTTGGAGAGTTTACAAGATGATGGTGAGTGAAATTATTTATGAGGTCCTGAAGGGACCTTTTAATGACAATGTTGGGCCGCATCCATTGCCTGAAGGGTTTGATAGATCAACCACATATATCACTTATCAAGGTATTTCAAATATTCCTTTAAATACGGTTAAAGGTTGGACAGGCCATGATCGGTTACGGATTCAAATTAACGTCTATACCCACGAAAAACTGCAAGGTGAAAAAGATGCCATTGCGGTGAAATGGGCTATGGACCAGCAAAAATATTCAAACTGTGAAATCGCTGATCAACGTGATGGCGGTTTTGATGAAGAAACCCAGCTTTGGGTTCAGGAAATTGATTTTTTTATATGGCAAAACGCCTGCAATTAGAGGATTAACTTATGGCTGGTTGTGTTGATGGTTTAATTGATGCTCAAGGAGCCTCAATCTCGTTCCGTGAAGAGGGTGCAACCTCTTGGGAAGTTACTGCTGAAGTCACTGATTTGCCAATGCCTGATTCAACTCGTCCAGTTGATGATGTAACTACGGTAGATTCAAAATTTAAAAAGAAAGCAACGGCTGGTGCAATTGACAATGGTGCTTTAGCGCTTGAGTTCTTACAGATCAGTGGTTCAGATCAGCAAGCAAAACTTCGTGATTACTACAATAAAGGCAAGTGCCTTGAGTGGAAAATTGAACTAAATGATGAAGCTAAAACATCTTATGAATTTTGTGCTTCCATGAGCAAATTTACGGTTGTTCGTGCTGCTGACAAAAAGAACCGTGTACAAACTCAACTAGAAATTTCTGGTGAAGTAGTGGTTAAAGAAAATGATGTTGTCGTTGTTGTCCCACCAGTAACACCTTAAATTCTAATTCTTAACAATGCCCGCTATATGCGGGCTTAATTATTTGTATTTGGAGATACATAAATGTCTTTAATTAATAAATTTTTAGAAATCACTGAAAAACCACAATTTGAAGTTGTTGAAGTTAAGCAGCTTGGAAAGATTGGCTTGCGCTTACTAACGATTGCAACACGTGACGAATGGTTAGAGGCGCAAAAAAATGACCCAAAAACAGCATTTCCAATTTTAATGAAAAATACTGTATGTGATCCTGATTCTGGTGAGCTGGTATTACAAGAAATGGAAACTGAAAAGTTACGAAAATTACCAGCTATGGTTGAGAAGGATTTATTCTCAAAGATTTGTAAAGCAAATGGGATTAAAACTCCGGAAGAATTGAAACGGGAAGAAGAGTTAAAAAACTCCGAAGCCGACCAGAATTAAAATTTAAATATCAACTAGCTTTAAGGCTTGGTCGGACTGTTGAAGAGCTAGAAAATACAATGTCAAATAAAGAGTTTGAGTACTGGAAAGCTTTTAATGTTCTTGAACCAATTGGACTCTTCAGAGAGGATATTTTATTTGCTGGTTTAGGTCGTACTATAGCAGATGCAATGGTGCCAGGGCATAACCTTAAACTTGATAATTTTATGATGTTTAAAGAAAAGCAGCCTATGCCTAAATCAGAAATTCAAAATAATTTAAAAACTTTCTTTAGCGGTTATTCAAAGTCTAAAGTTTGATACCTATAGCATGTAAAGGCTATATTCTAGCCTCTGATTAAAATAATTGGGGGTTAGTCCTGATGCAAAAGAATTCATTTTGTTTAATAGTTTGTTGTTTTATTTTTGGTTCGTCAGCACAAGCCGCTTCAGATGAAAAAGTAAAAGATTGTTTAACTTATGAAAAAGTTGCTGCTTTTACAATGGAATACCGCCAAAAAGGTGGTTCTCTTGCTGATTTATATAAAACAGACTTTGGATCTAAGGATCGAAATCGCTTGGTTCAAGGTTTAGCTAAAGAAGCTTTTGAAATACCAAGATATCAAAGTGAAAAGGTGCAACAAGATGCTATAAATAATTTCAAAAATGAGAAATTTTTAAATTGTTTAAAGTATTTAAAGTAATTTGATGAGAAAAAAGCCCCGTTAAACGGGGTTTTTTTATGGGTGAAATATATGTCTGATGTTTTAAGCCGGGTTCAAATTCTGCTTGATGCCAATACTGCTAAATTTGAACAAAATATAAAGACTGCCCAAAAGACTTCAGAAACGTCTTTCAACAAAATTTCATCTAGTGCCAAAGCTATGGCTGGGATTGTTGCAACGGCAACCGTTGCGGGTGCGGCTTCTTTATATAACTATTCCAAAGAGCAAGCTAAGGTGATAGGTGAGTTAGAGCGTAATGCATTTCTTGCACAATCAACCGTACAAGAATTTCAAAAGATGTCTGTTGGTGCTGAAATGTTTGGTATTCAACAAGATAAACTTGCAGATATAACCAAAGACTTTAACGAAAAATTGGGAGATTTTTTAACCACTGGTGGTGGTGAATATGTCAATTTTCTTGAGCAAGTTGCGTTAAAAACTGAAGGTGGTACTTCGAAAGCATTAGAGCTTACAAAAGCTATGGCCCGTTTATCCGGTCCAGAAGCTATGGCTTTATATGTTAGTAAAATGGAAGAGGCTAATTTATCTCAAGATCAAATGTCATTCTTAATGGAAAGTATGGCTTCAGATTCCACACTATTACTACCATTGCTTAAAAATAATGCTGAAGGTATGAAACTTTGGGGTGAAGCTGCTGAAGATGCTGGCATTATCCTGAATGATAAAACCATTAAAGCTGCTCGTGAGCTCCAAGTTCAGACCAAAATGCTTGATATGCAAATGCAGGGCATGAAAAATGGATTAATGGCTTCAGTTATGCCTGCTCTAGTTGATATTGCTGATGCCTTTAGTACTGGAGATAAAGAAGCCCGCGGAATGGCAGATGGCGGAAAAGTACTTGCCGATTCATTGCGTGGGGTTGCGGCAATTGCGTTGGGAGTTTGGGCAACTCTTAATTTAATTTCAAACTCAATTGCTGGTGTAACTAGTCAAGCGCTTGATTCTTATGAATTGACAAGTAAGGCCGCTCAAGATGGGGGGTTCTTAGATAAGTTCCCTGGCATTCAATGGGCAAAAACATTTATTACAACTGGAGTAACAGCAAGCGCGGAAAATAGTTATGTCAGCATGGCTGGACGCGATAATGATGCTGTTATAGATGAGTTTTTAGAAAAAAAGGCAAAGCTTTTTGATGATACTGTTTCTAATTCAACTAAGAAATTAGCTGAATATCAGGAATTAGCAAATAAAAATACTGCTGCTGCAACTCAGGGTTTACAAGACTGGAAGGATAAACAAGACAAGGTTGCCGAATCTGCAAAAAAACTTGCTCAGGCTCAACAGGAATTGAGCCGAAAACTTGAGGAACGCAAAAGGCTTCAAGATTCAATAATTTATGAATATGGTGATAAAGAATATCAAATGCAGCTCAATTATGAGCGGCAAGCAAATGATATTAAAAAGGCTTTTGATGGTGAACAACAGCAGAGATTCCTAACCATTGCAAAAAATCGATACGATACTGAAAAAGCTTTATACCTATCAAAGTTAGCTTTTGAAATATCAGAACATCGATTAACTGAAGAGGAAAAGCTTAACTTCCAATATCAGATTGACCAAAAGGAAATTGCGGCCAGAACTGATATTACTGATGCAGATAAAGCATCTTTTTACCGTGCAGCACGTGAAAAGCATGACCAGTCTATGGCTTGGATGCGTCTTGAATCAGCTCAGCGCTTAAATGATGCTCAAGCTGCATTCCAAACTGAAATGCAGAATTTAACTGCAAAGTTTGAATTTGAACGTGAGCAAATCCGTCTAAATAAGTCACTTGATCCGGCAGAGCAAAGTACATTGATTGCATCATCGTACAGAACTCAAGATTTGGAAAATGAAGAATCAAGACATTCTGCTTGGATGGAATATCAAAGTGCTACTGGTGTTGATACTTCTGCTGAGGATGCGGCAAATAGACGAGCCGAAGCAATTAAAAATGCTTTTGAATGGCAGTTGATTACCCAGGAAGAGTACCAACAAAAAATGTTGGCTTCTGAGGCCCAATTTAACACGGATAAAGCAGCTTTAGGTGCCCAAGCTGCTGCTGATACTTTAAGCGGTATGACTGATCTCATGGGTTCATTAATAGGTGAGCAGTCCGGGGCATATAAGGCAATGTTTGCGATGTCAAAGGCATTTGCAGTAGCCCAGGCTATTATGAATGCTCCACAAACATTCTCTAATGTATATACGTCTGTTTCTGCTATTCCGTTAATTGGTCCATACATTGCGCCTGTGATGGCAGGTGCAGCCGTTGCAGTTCAAGTTGCTCAAGCATCACAAATTAAGTCAGTCAGTTTGGATGGTATGGCCCATGATGGTATCTCTAGTGTTCCTGAAGATGGTACTTGGTTTCTTAAAAAAGGTGAACGTGTACTTGATGATCAACAAAATAGTGCTTTAACCCGATTCTTAAATAGTAGTGGCGGTCAAATGAATGGTTTTAATATCAATATTAATAACTATGCGGGCGCAAGACTTAATACCAGACGTGATGAAAATGGCTTAACTATTGATATTGTTGATGAGCGTATTGCTGGAGCGTTTACACGTTTGGTCACTGAATCAAATAGTCATGAATCGCAAATGGTTCAGCAAGCCTTTAATGTTGAACGTAAACGATAGGAGTGGTGATGGATAAATTTATGCTTGAGCCTCTTCAAGAGAGTTATAGCTTTACGCCAGGGAATAATATTCGAGAGCAGGAAAATGAAGGGGGACCGCCACGGCAGTCCCCTTTTTTTGTTGGTGCTGTTCATCGTGTTGGTGTGACTGTATATCTGGAAAACGATGAAGATCGACAATACTTTTGGGCATTCTGGCGCTTGAAGCAACGTAAACCTGAAGACTGGCTTTGGAATTTGGCTTTAGATGAGGGGGTTCGAGAGGATTGTGAATGTCGGTTTGCTTATGACTTTTTACCTTCGGAATCATATCGTAACGGTCAAGCGGTAAAAATGAGTTTCCAGGTGATAGTTAAACCTATCAAACGTAGTGCTGACTTAGACCGCAACATCGTTAATGTACGTCAAGGCTTTGAGTCAATGGAAGTTGTCGATGACATTGAAAAAGTGCCGAATGAATGGCTGCCAGATGCGTTGGGAGTAAATCAATGATTGAACTTACACCTGAACAACTTGCTGTACTTGACCAGTCAGCGGGTCCAATTGGTTGGCTTGAGTCTGTTGAAATTTCTCATCCGAATTGGCCGCAAGTTTTGCGTTATGTGGTTAATTCAAGTGAGCCAATTTTATTAACACATGAGGACGGTCAAACATTTGAATATGTCTATGTACCTTTAACGATTAACAGAGGCGGTGATGAGGATAATCTTGATCAAAAGCTTACGGCTGTTATCGGTGATGTGGGCACCATTGTTCCGGATTTAATAAAGTTGGTCCTTCAGGATGATGAAATTACTCCACCTATTTTAAATTACCGTGCCTACATTATTGGCCGTTATGACGTACCTGCTTATGTAGTAAGGGACTTAGAAGTTGTGACGGTAACACGTGACTATCGTGGATCTAGTTTTGAAGCACAGGCGCCTGGCTTAAATGATTCAGGAAATGGGGAAATCTATTCTGCAAGTACAGATGAAAGTTTAGAAGGTTTTTATGCATGAATATCAGCAAACTTTTTTACTGTAAGTATGATCCTGAAAAATTTCACTGTGTCCATTTCGTTATTAAAGCAGCCAAATATATTTATGGGCAAGATTATTCACCGTGCTTTGTTGGGTTATCTAGTCCATTAAGTGAAGCAATTAAAACTTCAAGAGAAACGGTTCATCAAAACAAGCGTATTGATAGGCCGAAAGAAGGTTGCATAGTCCTAATGACATATATGAATGAAAGCTCCCATGTGGGGCTTTTTTTTCAGGGCAAGATTTTTCATTTAAGTGAATGCGGAGTTCAGCGCATTACAGTTGAGCAAGCCAAAATTTGGTTTAAACGGATTCGATATTATGAGCCGAATTTACATCATTAAGAATGCTTTAGACCAGCAAGAGAAAATTACAGTTGAGTCTGAAAATATTCTTTATACATTTTTGCAAGAAAAAACCCAGCATCCCCAGGCGAAAATCTATAAGGGTAATCCATGCCCGGAAAATGATATAACCCCTACACGTGATAATCGTGCATCTATTGCCCGTCTTATGGAAATGGATGATGAATGTACGATTGTTCGATATCCTGGTGAGTTGTCCTCAACAGTAACTTGGATTGCTACAAAGTTGCTTGGTCAAGCTGTCTCTGCTTTGGTGAAGGTGCCAAAGGCACCAACAAATAATAGTTCGATGACGGGTTCAAGTAATAACAATTTATCGAACCCAGAAAACCGCCAGCGAATTAAACAACGTGTTCCTTATATTCTTGGTGCACCTAAAGCAATTCCCGATTTATTTGCTCCTCCATATCGATATTTCAAAGATGGGGTAGAAGTTGAAGAGCTTTTACTAAGTGTTTGTGAAAACCCCGTAAAGCTGTCTCAATTTAAGACGGGCGATACACCAATTCAGGAAATACCAGGAACAAGTTTGTCGGCTTATGGCTTAAATCAAAGTCTGGTTGGTACTGAAACAATCTTTAAATGGGGAGATACTTTCACCGAACCTCCAGTAATTGCCCGGCAATGTGATTCTATTAATGGTCAAACAGCTTTGCCGCCTAATAGCACACGTGTTGAAGCTGGAGATATATATTTCCAATATCCGAATATGATTAAGGCTAATGACCAGGGCACGGCAGATCGTTTTAACTCATTCAATATTAATGAAGCTTTGATCATTAGCGGTGCAAACTTTGGTGTTGGTGATTTATCCATAACAGGTCAAGTTACTGTTGACCCGGTAAACAAGACGTTTGCTATTGAGTCAACACAAAATGTCCTGGATTATCAGAATTACCGAAAAATTAACGTGACTTCATTGCTGGTGACTGATCCTGTAAATGAGCAGCTTGATTTAGCGGGTTTGTATGATATTGATTCAATCACATATGCATCTAATATCTATACAATTTATTTGAGAAATCCTGTAGCCACAAACACCAATTTTTCAAAAGTAACTGAGGTATTAACTTCTACAATATCGGCAAATCTAACTGCAAACACAGCAAACATCTTTTTAGATGGTGAATATGTTGTAACGGGGGTTGATACCGTTAATAAGCAGCTCACACTGGCAACACCAAGCGGGGTAAATTCTGATTGGGATAAACTTGCAGATTTAGAAGATCAAAAGACCAGCACAGGCAATATTAAATTGCGTGGTGGACAGGATAACTGGATTGGCTGGTTTACGATTAATTCACCTAAAGCAACCGGGCTATTGCTAAATTTCCAAGCTTTAAACGGGATTTATCAAGGTTCAGACGCCAAATATGTGGATATCTATGTTGAATATCAACAGGTCGTTTCTGATAATCCAACCGGACCAGTATTTAACCAAACGATACGCTTAAATGGTAAAGCTAATAACCGTGACAGTGTTGGTGGCTCAATGTGGATTGACTTGCCGTTTTCTGGCGCTGTGCGTTTCCGTGCAAGAAGGGTTAATGACAATGGTGATGCGGTAGATTTATCAGATGAAGTTAAATTCTATACAGCTTATGCAATTCGCTATTTATCCAAGCTTGTTTATGCAAATAGGGTTTTAATACGCCAGCGCACACAAGCAACACGTGCTGCAACTGCCGTAGATACACGACAAACTAACTGTATTGCTGAGAGCCTAGTTTATTCATTCCGTGGTGGTGTACGTTCTGCTGAGCTAATCCCTTCACGCAATATGGCTGATCTCATCATTGACCTGGCTTTGAATAAACTTATTGGCCGACGCACTTTAAATGAAATCAATACTGAAGAAATTTATCGTGTATTTGATGATGTGGTTGAATATTTTGGCTCTTCCAAGATGGCTGAATTTAACTACACATTAGACAATGCAAATCAGTCATTTGAAGAAATTTGCCGAATGATGGCGGGGGCATCCGGTTGTAATGAACGTCGTTTAAATAGAGCACTCTACTTTGATTTTGAAAGGGCAGATCGGCAACCAATATTGTTATTCAATCACCGTAATAAAAAGGCTAAATCTGAAGTTAGAACATATAACTTTAAGGTTGAGAATAATTATGATGGTGTCGAAATAACATATGTAGATAGTGAAGCAGGATGGATTGAAAAGACTTTGAAAATCCCGAATGACCAAATCACGAACCCGAAAAAAATTGATGGATATGGAATTGCCTATAAAGAACAGGCTCATATCATCGGCTGGCGTGCCTGGAATAAACTGAAGTATCAGCGAGTCAATTGTAAGTTTGACTGCTTTGCTGAAGGTGAGCTAACAGAACGCGGGGACCCAATCATTGTTGTTGATGATACCCGTTTGTCACCTATTGCCCTGGGTGATGGCTCAATAACGTCTGGAGAAATTACTGCGTGGAACGGCTTAACTATTGAAATCAGCCAGCCTTGTACTTTAACAGCAGGTCTTGATTATGTGATTCATCTACAAAAGAAAAGTGGTTTTACTGATCAGATACCAGTTAGCCAGGGTGCAAGTGAGTATGAGCTAATTTTGGCACGTCCACCGCTTGAAGCACTAGTAACAGAAGGTGAGGTGAAAACAGTTTATTCAATCACTGTAGATGATCGTCAAGATGATGAATTGTTCCTGGTCTCAACCAAAAATCGAAATGGTGTTTTTGAAAACTCCATATCAGCAACCAATTCAGATGAGCGTTATTATCGAAATGATAAGGACATCATCAATAACCTAATTTAACCCTGGAATGAAATTAAAGCCCTGCATTATGCGGGGCTTTTTTTTGGAGAAAATTTTATGGCGATTATCACTGAAGAAAAGATGCAGAATCTTGATCGCGATATTGAAGATGCTGGTAAGACCCCTAATACGGATGCCGTAATTATACCCCGTTATGGTGAACCTTATAAATCGTTTCCAATGGTATCGCGTGAAGGGGAAGAGGGGTTTGCTGCTGCAATTCAAAAAATTGAAAATATGGGCGGGTATATCTCTGCGGCAACTTTAGCTGAGTTAAATACTCGTACACCAGCTTTTAATTACCAACTTGCTCGTGTTGATGCAACTGGTGATGAATATCGTTGGAATCCAACTCCAGCTCCTGGAGCATGGCAGCCTACAGGGCGTAATTATTTAAAAGAAGCGATTGATTATTCAAATCAGTTTAGTTCTTTAACTAAAAACTCCACTGTTTATCATCCTTTTAGTACACGAAAGCGTAATAATGTAAATGAAAGTACAGTTCCTGCTACACATGTTGCATACCTAAAACCGTACATTCTTAATATTAATGTGATGAATGCTAATAAGGATCACTTTTACCGCGTCCAACAAATTAGTAATCCTGATCACCCGACTGCTGCAAACAGATGGATTTTTGAAGTTTTAGCAAGAGCAAACTTTGATACCGCAGAAACTCGTGTAAAAACGATTACTTCAGTTCTGCCAATTGTCAAAAACTCTGGCATTAGAACTTTCTTAGTTGAAGATGGTGATTTAAAAATTAGCATCACTTTAGATACTAATAAGTGCCCAACAACTGATTTCTATTCGGTTGCTTCAACTGACAACTCTTATACTTACATCTTTGATCCTAGTCTCTATTACTATGCAGCGGTTACGAGTGCGGATATTAATGCAGTTTATGCACGTGTTAATGATTTCATTAAGCCTGCCCAACTTAAGAACCTTCTTAATGATCTGCGGAATCCAATTCAATCTGTTCAAATCAAGTTGATTGGTGATTCATTAACTTACGGTTTGGGTGCCACAGATAATGGTGGGGGTACACCAGGAACACATGGTCCCGCAACTACCAAAACTTGGGCTAATCTACTGCGTGATTACTTGGGTGTTGCATTCTGTACAAGTGCGCGCTTTGGTGATGACACTATTAGCACAACAGGAGAGGCATATTACACAGCAGCAGGGACAAGTGTTCTAACATCTGAGCTATCCAATTACACTTTCAAAAACAGTGCAACAGGTAAAGTGTTTACTCTGGCAGAAATGCAAGCTTTAACAGGGATAAATGCAAGTTCACCAACTGGAACATATCTTGATATTAAGAGTCCTTCACTTGCTGGCGCTGTCACTGATATGGAGTTTATTTTTAATGGGAATGAATTCACCATCAACTATGCAAAGTTAAGTAACGGTAGTGAAACAGAATCAAATATTGATATATTTGTTGATGATGAATACCACTCTAGCTTTAATGTTTATGCTGCTTCAGCTGCGTTTGGATTCTCAACAACTATCAGCGGACTTGCAGATGGTCAAAAGAAAATCCGCATTGCCAACCAGTTAACGAATACTGCTATTTATGCTCGATTAGTTTCTATTACTGCTCCTCGCAAGATCTCAGTAATTAATGAGGGTGTATCTGGTTGGAATACTGGAAGCTGGTTATCTGGTGACAACATATCTAATAAGATCAGTGTTAAAGATAATTACGTTATTATGATGTTGGGTACTAATGACCGTCAAAACACACTGAAAATTGGTACATTCAAAAATAACTATCTTCAATTACTTGATCGAATTGGTATTAAGAATCCCAAGGCTCAGATCATCATTATGGCACCGCCTGCTGTAACCCAAAGTGAAGATCCAGATGCCACGAACTATAAGTTTAGGATTGCTGACCTGAACTATTCGTTGGTTAAAATTGCTCAACTAAGATCATTATCAATTATTGATCTATTTGAAATGACTTCAAGATTAAAAGCCCAAGGGGTTTCATTCTTAATTTCTGATGGTCTGCATCTCAATGATAATGGTTATACAGAGTGTGCAAATCACATAATTAATCAAATCTTGAATGCATAAATTGAAATTAAACAAAGCCTCTATTTAGGGGCTTTTTTTATTGCCAGTTTCTGGAGAAATGGGTATGGCAGAACCAGCAACATCAACAAGCACAGCAACATACGGTTTAGTAACAAATTTAGCAGGGGGTGGGATGGTTTTATATGGCGGTCTTTCTACAACTGAATGGATGGCTGTAGTTGGGGGAATCTGTGCCTTTGCAGGTTTGATAATTCAGTTGTGGTCCGCTTATCGAAAAGATCAGCGAGATGAAGAGTTACATAAAAAATTAATGGGTGAAGATTCAGATGAAAAACAATCCTAAATTATGGGTCGTGGGATTAGCAGCTTCGGCTGCTTTTTTTACATCATTAATAAACCATGAAGGGTTTACTTCAAACCCTGTTATCCCGGTGAAAGGGGATAAGCCGACTATTGGTATCGGCTCCACTAAATATGAAAACGGTACTCCAGTCAAAATGACTGATAAGCCAATTTCAAAAGAACGTGCAGTCCAAATCGCAAAGGCTCATATATCAAAAGATGAGTCATATTTTCGCAAGTCATTACCTGGCGTAAAGCTCTCACAAGTCGAATATGACTTGTATCTCGATTTCATGTACCAGTTCGGTCAGTCAGCTTGGTCTGGATCATCTATGCGTCGATTGATTTTGCAGGGTAAACCACGCCAGGCATGTGATGCATTACTTAAATGGAAATACGTTGCAAAGCGTGATTGTTCAATCCGTTCCAATGGTTGTTTTGGGGTTTGGACACGTCAAGTTGATCGCTATCAAAAATGCTTAGGGGCTAATTCATGAGTGAATTTAAAAAAGTTAGCAAAGTCTTGCTTGAGTCTAACGGGATTTACTTCATTGAGTGTCCCGGCTGTAAATGTTGGCATCCTTTGCACGTTGGTCAACAACACAAAATACGATGGGATTTTGACGGGAATTTAGAAAAGCCCACGTTTTCACCTTCATTGATGGTCAATGCTGGAGAGCGTAGTCAATGCCATTCATTTATCAGAAATGGGCAAATTCAATTTTTAACAGATTGTCATCACAGCTTGGCTGGTCAAACAGTCGATTTACCAGAAGTTGAGGATTTCTAATGACTTGGATTTTAAATAATAAGCGATGGTCCTTAATCATCTTTTTGTCAATTTTGTACCTAATTCAAATAGCGTACACAAACCACTTGGCAGGAAAAATAAATCAAGCTGATCAAAAGTGCTTGTCTGAGATTCAGAAAATTGAAAAGAAAAACCTAGAAGCCCTTGCAGAAAAGCAAAATCAGATCAATAGAGTGAGCGCAGACTATGAGCAATATAAGTCAGAACAACGTACAAAAATCGAATATGTTGAGCGTGAAGTGCAAAAGATCGTTGAACGTCCTGTTTATAAGTCTGCTTGTGTTGACGCTGATGGCATGCAGCAAATCAACGATCTTATCAAAGCCGGTAATACCAGCTAACTTAATGCAGCCATGCCCAAATTTGAATGAATTAACAGGCACAACTGGCAAAGATTGGATGATGTGGTCTGTTGATACGGTTGCTAAATATAATGATTGCAAAGCCCGTCATGGTGGAGTTATAAAAGCCCTCAATTGAGGGCTTTTAGATTTAACCATTTCCAAGTAGTGAGTTACTTTTTGCTTCACTAATTCGTTCTTTTAAAACTTCAATTGAAGCATTTTTGTATTGTGGGGAAGCACCACTAACTTCACTCCCTAAAATTACGCTTTCATATTCCCCTAAGATTTGATCTAAATTGTGACCATGTAATTGTAAAGAGTTGATTAATGCTCTAAGGGTACAATCATTGAGTTTAGCTTCATCTATTTCAATTGACATTTTATTTTCCAAAATATTTATAAAGATTTAAGTTGTTTAATATACGTTCTAATTATTAATAGTCAACATGCCTTCAAACGTAAAATAATTATTAGACTTTAGGTTTTGAGACATCGACCAAGACCGATTTTGATACATACTCCCGCCAAAACCTAATTTAAATTTTCCGAACTTTTCTTGAATCCCTTCTATTGCACACATCAAATTTTCTGTTTTTTCTAAGTCACTATAATCAGTTAGTAAGTCGTAAGTATAAGTATGCTTACTCTCGAGTGCAGTCAAAACTACCCCACATTTTTTAAAGTCCACTCCAGGCTTATAAATATAATCCATCATTCTTGTTGTTGCTTTAACAAGCTTTCTAACATCGTCAGTAGGTACGGCAAACGACTGTGATAATTCTTTTTTATAATAGGGTTTATGCACATCAAATGGGCTTGAGTGAGCGAAACCAATAATACAGCCGCATAGGGCTTCATCTTTTCTAATGCGTGTGAATGCCTCTTGTGTACGTCGGGCAATAGCTTCTTTTAAGTCATCCTTTTCAGTAATTTTTTGCTTAAACGCACGTGATGAAATGATTTGCTTTCGAGAGGGTGGCGTGTCTTCAATTTCAATGCAAGCAATACCGTTTAGCTCCAGCACTGTACGCTTCATAACGACACTAAACAATGATTCCATGTGATAGGGGTTTGACATCATAAGATCATAAACTTTAGTAATTCCCATTGATTCAAGCTTTTTAGCATGCTGGCGGCCAACGCCCCAAACTTCAGAAACGTTGGTCTGTTTATAAAGCAAATCTCTTATATTGGTTGGGAACGATGTAAGGTTACATACGCCATCAAATGTTTTATAAGTCTTTGCAAGATGATTAGCCATTTTAGCTTCAGTCTTACTTCGTCCAATTCCCACGCATACCGGAAGACCGATCCATTGCCATACTCGATTTTTCATTAGCTTGGCGTAAGCGTCTAAATCATAGTGCTGTTTGTATGCTGTGAGTTCTAGGAAAGCTTCATCAATGCTATAAGTCTCATGTTCTTTGTCAGTAACAAACTGCTTTAAGATCGCATGAAATCTTTTACTCATTTCTGCATAAACGGGGTAATTGCTGGAGAGTACAGCGACATTATGTCTTTTAACTAAATCAATAATTTTAAATAAAGGGTCGCCCATTTTGATGCCAATTGCTTTGGCTTCTTGAGAACGTGCAACAGCGCAACCGTCATTATTGGAAAGCACAATGACAGGTTTATTAATTAAATGAGGATTGAAAAAACGTTCTATACTTGCATAGCAATTATTCACGTCTACTAAACAAAAAATTCGAGGTTTCATCTCAAAAATTGATTACGTTACAAATTCAAGTTAATGGTAGAGATGAGCTTTGAAAAATTCAAATCATAAAAATCTTTGAAAATCAGTTATGCGACAAGTTGAGACGGGATAGTGTTGATAATTCTGACAAATGGTAATAAGTACTCTTCTTAGAAAAATGGTGCAACTATTTTGCAACCTTAATTCTTTTGTTTTTATATAAGTTTATAATTTTGTTAATTTAATTATTTAAAAATATTCAATCCATCATAGGTGCGACAGAAATACGAGGTTGTAACGATTGAAGTGATTGCATAGCCAATAGACCCAAAAGTCGCTAAATTAATGAAAGGGCAGCATTATACGGGGTTTGGCCCTGAATCGACAGTGGCTTTTAACCGATTAATTTATAACCACCCTTGTGTTAAATATAGAAAGATGATTTTTAACAAATTACTTTATAGCTAAGCCATTTGCTTTTTTTGTAAGAAAGCATCAATCATGCTAAATAAAATACAAAATACAACGAGTCCCACACCAGCTAGGCAAGTCATGGTCCATCCACCACGATTCCATGCAAAAATCCCTAATGCCGAGCCAGCTGCACCACCAATAAAGTAAGTAGTCATATAAATAGCATTAATACGAGATTTAGCATCGGGACGTAA